AGTGGGGCGGTATTGACGCTGCCGGGCTCAAGCGTGAAGGCATGTATGCCAAACAAGTCCAGGGTGTAATCGACATGGACTTGAGCAAGATATTCGAGCTCAATGTACTTGTCAACCGTCTTGACACACCTGTCGACTGGGAGAAAGAGCAGAAGAACAGGACGGAACCAAAACTCGCGGAAGTCCCCGCGAGTGACGTATACAGGCACTGTGTCCAGTTGTTCAGTGATGCGAAATCGGAAGGGAAGAATGCATTCACCACTGATTTCGCATCTTACTGGGCGCAACGAGTGATACTTATGCCTGGTGGGTCAGCACACTCTGAATATCCTCAAGATAATGAGAAAAAGAGTGTGCTGCCCCGTGAACTGCGCACGAAGAAAGGGGTGTTAGCCGCTATCCAGATGAATGACCATGGATGCTGGCTGAACCGATACAGGGAGATCCACGCATATACCTCGACAAAGTACGAGTGGGGCAAGTCGCGCGCATTGTACGGCTGTGACATAACGAGTCACGTACATGCAGACTTCGCTCTCAACAAATGCGAGGAGACATTCCCCTCCTACATCCCGACAGGATCACGTGCAACCGCATAGTACGTAGCCGGAGTTGCTGTCAACCTAAGACACCTGATACCGTTCTGCTATGATTACGACGACTTCAACTCTCAGCACAGCTTTGAAAACATGGCTGCTGTGTTGAGAGCGTGGCGCTTTGTGTATGGGACAAGACTGAGTACTGAACAGCTGCAGAGCCTGCAGTGGACTATCGAGTCAATTGATAATCAGTACGTCCATGACACAGAGCGTGACGTAGTCTACAGAACTACTGGGACATTGTTCTCAGGATGGAGGTTGACGACATTCATGAATACGTCACTGAATTACGCTTACCTGGCGGCATCTGGCCTAAATGATCATGCGGCATACTCGCTACACAACGGAGACGATGTGCTAGCAAGCATGCGCACGGTCGGTGATGTCGTTAGCGTGCTGCGGAATTCTGAGAAATTCGGCATAAGAGCGCAGACTACGAAGATGAACATTGCGACAATTGCCGAGTTTTTGCGGATTGATTTCAATGCGAGAGTCAAAACGTCAGCACAGTACCTAACAAGGGCGTGCGCGACA